TCCCCGGATCGTTAGTGATAATCCGGTTTGCGGTTCGTAGGTGACATCTTCGCCGAGCGATGCGAATATTTTTTCATCGCCTTGCGTTAGCAGTTGGGCAAACGTTTTTGACATCCGCTTTTATTCGGGGGCCGCTTCGCCGCCTTCTCCTGCGTCGTCTGTATCGTTCGCATCGTCTGCGCTTGCGTCTGCCGCTACGTCTTCCGCTTTCGCTTTTCTCGTTCGCGGTGTCGCTGCTTCGATTGCCCCGGTTTTAACTGCGGCAACGTCTTCGACTTTCATACCGAATTCTTGTGCGATGAATTCATAGGAGCGTTGGTCGCACATGACCGCGTTGTGAATCTCGGGCTTTAATTTTCTCATTTTCATTTCCCCATAAGGCGCAGAGACACCATTGTCTCTGCGCCGTGTGCGACTTGGCGTTGGGTTAGGTTAGTTTAGGTGTTTGTCCCCTTGCGCAGCGTGCGCGGCCGGGTGCAGATCGGCAGCGGGTTCGACTGTGTTTCAAGCGCCACGTATTTTTGAAACTGCGCATCGATTGCAGTCTTGGCATACTTCGGCAACCCAATCGTGTTGACCGTCTCGACGTAATTTGCCGGTGCATAGTACAGATCGAAATTGTCAGGGGTGCCGACCGGGAAGAAACGCGCTTCAGTGTCAGGGATGAACGTTACGCCACCGACGCTTCCGCGATATTCCTCGAACAGGATGCCGCCGTATTGAAACGTGCGCCGTGCAGTTTGACCGCGCATCCATTCCCCATCGCGCCAGCGGTCAAACGCCGTCAGGCATTCGCTGTGCGATGTAAGATCGTCCATAAAAGTTTTCCCAACTAACGCTTGGACGCTCGTGTAGGGCACTGCGCCGAGTTCGTCTTCCATTTCGCGGATAACTTTCGAGCAATTTTTGCGCACCGCGCCCGATGCTGGCGTCGCGTTGTCGAGATCAAAATCGACATCAGCCAACGCACTCACCCCAAACTCGGTGAACAAATTGTAAATTACCGTGCTGCCGTCAGCGTCGAGGATTTGCCCTTTGATTGCGCCTACCATCAGGTGTTCAAGCGTCGCATCGAGCGACAAAGACATCGTGGTCATCCGTTCGTTGACCTCGGCCTGTATCCCCTGCGCGGCATCTTCTGAACCGAACGCGCGGACGTTCTGTATCTCGTCGGCGGGAATGTTATCCCTCACCGGCAAATGGGTGCAATTCAGATTCCGGATTTTGCGATTAACGCGCGTGTTCTGCCTTGCTGGTCCACCGCGCAACTGATTTTCCACGAGATACAGTTGACCGGATTTTTCTTCGATGGATACCGAGATCGTGGGCACGCCACGTTCACGAAACAGCCCCATGCTGCCGATGCGTCCTGGCACATAAGGCATGTTATTAATGGCCGCTGTCAGAGTTTGAAGGCTGAAGGCGTCCGAGTTGAAAATATCTAATGCTGACATTTTAAAACCTCCGTGGGTTTTTTAAGTATGATTAACGGGCGATGATACCCAGTGCCGCCAGGTCAGCGGTGCCGTTTACTATTTCGCCCGCTGTTTGTGTTGCTTCCCACGTCAGTTCCGCCAGCACGACTTCAGCGTCGCGCATAATAACTACCGCCAACGTATCGGCGAGGGCCGCATCGACATCGGCCACCGATATGGCGGCGGCGACTTCGGGGCCGGTCACCAGCCCATCGTCGTATTCGACATATTTTCCTGACGCGGTGACTTTGCCGAGGACGTGCCCAGCCACGATTGTTTCCCCACTGAGGATTGTTACGACTTCGCGCGAGCGTTCGCCGTTCGCTTCTGAAGCGATAAACCCGGAACTGTGGAGCGTTTCAAGTAATTCGGTCATTTTTCAATCTCCGTAAATTCGTGTGTTGTGATTAACGCGAAGCGGCAACGGCAACCCGGCGCTTTTCGTAAATCGCTGAAGTGTTAATAGGCGACGCGTTGGCCGTCACGTCATCAAGATCGACATCGGCCCCGACATCCGGATTAGGCATGTCATTCATGCCGGTTACGAAATTGTTTCTTGCGCTTGCAGGAGTCACCTTCAGCGTTGCGAGTATTTCATCGGCGTCTTGCTCAGTGTTGAACAGCAAGTGGTTGGCGAGTTCTTCGCGCCCTTTGAAATCGTCGCTGCCGGTCACTGATTTGATGCGCTCGCGTTCTTGCGTCGCGCCGATTCCCATCAATTCGCCCGCAATGTCCGGGTGTTCGTTGACAATCCTTTCAACGGTTAGCGGGGCCGTATCACCACTCACCGTAACCGTGTTGCTTGATGCTGATTTATCCATGCTGTTAACCTCGCTTGCTTGTAATGATTGGCCGATATTCGGCCCCGTAGAAATTTGTTCCCGCAGTATTGCGTCAAATGTGGACATGCCGTCCACTAGATCGTTTTCGACGCCTTGCGAGCCGATAAAAACATTTGCTTGCGTGTCGCGCACCAATTGCTCTGTTACATCGCGGAAACGCGACACGGCGGAAACGAACATGTCGTAAGTCACATCTACCGTGTGTTGCAGTTTCTCGCGCACTTCAACAGGCAAGGGCTCCCACGGGTTGCCATCGACTTTATGATCGCCTGCGAAAATGTATGAATGGGCGATGCCTGCTTTTTCTGCGGCTTGGCTCCATTCGACGTGTGAGATCACGACACCTACCGAGCCGGTGATTGACGTTTGCGACACGTAAAACTTTTCTGCCGCTGCGCCGAGTAAATATGCCGCTGACGCTGCAACGTCATCAGCAAAAGCAATGATGGGTTTCTCGGAGCGCGCGTTGAATATGCGTTCGGCAAGATCGAACACGCCATGAACTTCGCCGCCGGGAGAATCGATGGACAGCAAAATGTTTTCGATGTCGCCATCGTCGAGCGCTGCGTTTAATTGATGCGTTACGCCATCGTAACCGAGCATACCGGAATGGGTGTTCAACGTTCCGTTGCGATGAACTAAAGTGCCATGCACCCGTATGATTGCCGTGTTGCCTGCAACCAAAAATCCATCGTCGCTTTTAAACGTTTCGGTGTTTCTGCGCGTCAACGCCATTTGAAAATCTGCGTCGCTCGTTGCTTCGTTAAAAAATCTTTGATCCTTTACGTCGAAATTTTCAACGCGAATATCCGCCCACTGCGACAAGACAGAGTGAAGGATCACATCCAATTTCCCTTTCTCAATCATCAAGGGTTGATCGAATATGCGCGACAGCAGCAACGGGTATGATTTATTCATTGGTTAGAACCTCGCCGGACTTTAACCGCTTGCCCGATATTTTCTCGGATGAAGTTGGCAAAACACTGTGCGCACGCTTCCAGGATGCGTTCATCGCCGATTGATACATGCACGATGCCGATATCAATGTCGCCATGCACTTCGCACTTGTATGTGAGTTCTTGGGAAACATTATTGATTTTGGTTCGTTTGCTCATTCGGTTGCGTCGGTTCGATACCGGTCAACGCTTCAAAGGAAATGCCGTTTTCTTCAGCCAACTGTTTACTGAAGGCAAGTTCTTTCGCGCGCTGGCTAATTTCTTCGCGCCAATCCATGCCTTTCTCGCGATAGATTTCTGAGAGCGTCGACGTTGCGTTATCCAAATCCCGTTTGTGCGCTTTCGATTCACGATCAGGGTCTATTGATCCACGCCCAGGCCCTACCCATTCGCATTGCGTATAGAGTTGGAACTTTTCATAAAAATCAGGAGCGTCGACGTTGCCCCGGTTCACCGCTTCTTCCAGCCATAATTCATAGCAAGGCTTGTACCAATACGCGCCTAGCCATTTGCGCCAGCCCATGAAGAAACGCCACGCTTCCATAAGCGCTGCGCGCGCACTCGAATAATTCGATTGGGTGAAATCTTTCAGCAACAATTCGACAGGTATGTTTAAACCTGCCCCGATGTATTGGTACGCGTTGCGCACAAAATCGCCATAGGCGGTATTCGGTCGAGTCGGAGCAAACGGTTTTACAGTATCGCCGGGGAACGCGCTTATGATTGCGCCGCCTTTTAGGGCGCTCATGCTGAATTCGTTACGCGCTGCGAGATATGATTGATACGGGGATTCTTCAGCGCCGAAAAGTTCGGTGATGCCTTGCTGATCCAAAGGCGTCTCAACGATTGCGGAAATGAGATTGTGCAAAACTGCGTTCTGCACTTCCAAACGCTCGTAATGATCGAGCATATGAAAACGTTGTAAGACCGGCGACAGCAACGGCTTGCCACGCAGTTGCCCGGCGCGTTTCGGTTCGAATGAATGTATCACCCTGCGACGCCCGTTCCGCATTCGCGTGGTTATGCGACGCCAGCGCCGAAGTTTTACGCCTGTCAGGGTCGCGTTTTCTGCCGGGTGAAAGTTCGACACCCAATAGGCGACGGGTTCACCGATTGGATTTATTTCGACGCCTTGCCTGATATCTTTATTCGATGGCGGCATATCGGGCGTGCTAAGTCGCGCGGGTTCAACCATGCGAATTGCTGTCGAATATTCTGCCCCGTGTCTTTCAGGCAACCAGAACGGCAAGCAAATTGATTCGCCGCAGATGATGCGATAACGAACGACATTCGCCGCCATGATGTGCGCGGTTTGCAATCTCGCGGCGTCAAAAGTTTGCGCTGAAGAATAGCGCTCCCATTTTTTTTCAACGTCGTCTGCCCATTCTTTCGCGCGTTCTAAATCCCAACCTAACTCGCCCGCGTCAGGCATCGCGCGCAAGCGCAAACCGGGGCCAACTATATTATCGATCAGGGTTTGGATGCTGCCGGCTGCGACGCCGTGATTTCGTTCGATGTCTTGCGAACGATTGCGCAGGGTGCCTAATTCGTCTGAAAGTTCAGAAAAGCCGGAAGTTTCTTTGGGCCTCCAATTGACCATTTCCCGGTCGGTTTTAGAGGCCCCGCGGTGCGCGGTATCGAACAATCGAATAGGGGAACCGTCTGCGCCAAGGATAGCTTGCATGTCAGAAAGCCCCGTAGATCGGGGCGCGGGTCAATCGCGTTTGCCCAAGCAGGGCGGCGATTTGGTTTTTCAGTTCCCCGATATAGGCGCGCAAGTCGCCCGCTGTTCCTGCGGTATATTCGATTGAGCGCCCATCAGGGCCGCGCACTTTCGCCGCTAGATCGCCTATACGCAACGCGTGCAGCGCTTCCTCTGCTTGCTCCAAGCGAGTTTGCAATGTTGCCAGATCGGCCATTTAAAGCCTCGAATTTAAAAGGTTCGAGCCTTCAAATTTCGCCCATCAACGAGTTTTGAGGCTATGTCATCGCGGATTTCACCACATTCTGACGCAAACCGGAAGCGCAAACACTCACAAATATGGGTCGTCGTTGGCAACGAGCTTGGAGTTTCCAAGCAATTGCTTAACGCTTTTGCGTTTTTCTTCGCGTTTTTCTGTGTCGATGTCGCCGAGTTGGTGGACGTTGAGCATGTGCGCTCCGCATACTTGCAGCCCTTCGCAGTCGAGCGCGTGATTCGCCCGTCGCTTTCTGATCCAAAGTGTTTTGCCATTTGGGCGGATTATTTTTTCTTCAGATAAAAGTTGTTGCAGATATTCATCGGTTGCATTCTTCGGGATGTGCCAATCGACGCTTTTCCCTTCTTGCGCCGCTGCTTGTATGCGGTCGTAAACCCATGTTTTCACATAGTTGGTATTGACTTGTGTTATTCGAAAACCGTATTTTTTGCGTGTGCCCATGCGCGTTACTTCTTCCATTTGGGTCGTCATTATGTTTTGCATGATGTCGCGCCCCCGGCAAGCGCGTACTCTTGATGTATGTTTGCGCGCGAACTCGCACACATATTGGCGACGAAATCCCGCGTCAACCATCATTAAATGAATTGGTTTATCGCCATATTTTCTAT